CCGCCGCCGCCGCCACCGCCGACCATGATCGCGTACACAATCTTCGCGCCGGACGGCTTCGTCCAAGTGCCGCTCGAAGTGAACGCCTCGACCTTGGCCTTGCGTCCATCGATGCGTGCGATCGCCTGCGTCGTGCCGTTGTCGGTCTCGACGAAGAGCGCGCCGTCGTAGTAGTTGATCGCTAGCTCGCCCTGCGCGAGTTCGCCCGTGGTCGGTTCCTCGCCAGCGTCGCCGCTGCGCTTGTGCTTGATGAGGTCGGCCATCAGGAGGCTCCGTACTCGCCGCCGTCGAGCGTGCTCGTGAACTCCGCAGGGCACGCGCCCGTGATCGGGTTCGGCGCGATGAACTCATACGCGAGGCTACCGTCGGACGCTCTCCGCATAATGATCTCGACGATCGCGCCGTTCGGAACGGGAGCGAACGAGTAGCCGTCGGCATCGTCGAGTGCGAGCGAGGTCACGGCGTATCCGAATGCGCTCGTGGTTGTGTTGCCGATCTCCAGCAGGTTGACCGCGAAGTCCGTCGAGGTCGTGCCGCTCTTGTAGTTGTCGGGCAACCCTACAGCGTAGGAGGTGTTCGTGGAGCGACGCACCTCTTCCCAAGCGTACTTCCATCGCGCGCGGCCGGCCGTCGCGATCGTGTTCCCCGTGATCCGTGCCGGGAACCGCTTCTCGCGCTGCGCGTAGTCCTCGCCCGTGCGATCGACGCGGCGAGAGTTCTGCACCGCACCGTAGATCTCGCCCCAGGTTTCCGGGGTGAGCGCGCCGAGTCCCTTGCTGATCGTCGGCTTCATCGTCAGATACCGGGAAGGAGGGCGAAGTTCGAGGTGCCGGGGAACGGTTGACGAGCGTAGACCGCCGCAGCGTATCCGCTTGCGAGTTCAGGATCGCCGTCGGCCGATCGCTTGGGCACTTGGCGAAGGTGAGCGGCACCGTCCCAGACGAAGGAATAGGTCACCTCGTAAAGATCTACCGCGATGCGCGAGCGGCGCACGCCCGTGAACAGGACATAGCCGGCCGTCCCGCCGAGGAAGTCGGCCGAGTTGCGCGTGCCGATCATCGAGTTGACGGTCGCTTGGTTCGCGTTGGTGAAGTTGATCCGCACCGTGTAGGTAAGTTCCTGCTGCACGACGAGTCCCGAGACAGGCACGCCGGCCGCATCGACGCTCGTCCCGCCGATGTCCGTCGTGAGTCCCGGCGCGTTGAGGTTCGTCGGAAGCGTCGCGCCCGTGCGCCAGATATCGACGGCCTCGACGCGCGTGCTTGACTCGATCTTCGCGAAGTCCGCTGCCGTCTCGCTCTGCGCATCATCCGTGTACGAGGCCGTCGCCGTCCAAGTCTGACCGCCCGAGTCCTCGACTGGCGCGTATGACAGGTTCGAGAGTTTTGCGCCCGACGAGATGCCGCCGGAGTATGACGCGCCGAGCGTGTAGCCCGCGCCCGTGAGTTGAGTACGAGCGGCCGAGGCCGTGCCGGCCGAGACGGCCGTAACGAGCAGATTCACGCGCGCCGACTTCGTGTCGTTTGCTTCGGTCTCCTCGATGCTCTTCACGATCACGGCCATAGGTCACCCCTTCAGGTCAGGACTGCCACGCCGCCGGCCGAGAGAGCGGCGTTGATCTTCTTCAGTTCGTCGGTCTGCTTCTTCGTCTCGTCGAAGATCCGCTTGTCGATGTCGATCGCGTCGCTAGTCGCGGCAATCTTCAGTCCGCCGATCGCGGTCGATACGGTCTCGGTCATTTGCTGTCGGCGTAGATCGTCCTCCACCGCCTTCGCGCGTGCGGCCTCGGTCGCGTCGGCGATGCTCGCCTCCAGGCGGGTACGCTCGTCGAGGAGCCGATTCTGTTCGGCCTCGGTGCGCTTGCGCTCGGCGACGGCATCCCGGAGATCCTGCACGGCCTTGAGTTGATCGATCAGGTCGTTGGTCGCCGCAGCGTCGAGGCCCGCCGCCTGCGCCTTCATGCGGAGGATGTGCTCCTCGGCCGCGGCCTTGCCCATCGTGAGTTCGAGCATCTCGCGTTCGAGCGCGGCCTGCTCGTTGGCGATCGAGTCGATGGCGGACTGGAGCGCGCGAGCCTCCTCCGTGATCCGAATCGTCTCCTGCGCGATCGTGTTCTTCTCGCCGGCGGCGGCCTTCGCGACCTTCTCGGCTTCGGCCTGCTGCTTGGCGAGGTCGAGCGCATCCTGCGCCGCCTTGATCCGGGCGATGTCGTTGGGGTCGGTGATGCCTGCCGCCGCGATCTTGCGGTCGAGGATCATCTCCTCGTAGTCGGCCGCGTCCATCGTGAGCCGGAGCCGCTCATCGTCGAAGCCTTGGATCAGTTGCGCGATCGTCGCGCTTCGCTGCTCGGCCTCGGCCTTGAGTCGAGTCTGTTCGGCGAGTTGCTGCGCGAGATCGACGCGCTGCTCTTCGAGTGCTAGGTTGTTCGCCGTAGCTCCGGCGAGTGCCTTCGCCGCATCCTCCTGCGCCTGCATCGCGGAGAGGATGCCTCGCATATTTGAGAGTTGTGCGGCGGCTTCGTTCGCTGCCGATTCATCGATCGCACCCTCGGCGACCTGCTGATTCCTGATCTGTAGCGTTCGCTGCGCGTCGGCGACATCCTGCTCGGCCTTTGCGCGCGCGGCGACAGCATCAGCGACCGCCTTGTTTGCGGCGATGTTCGCTGCGACCTCGTCGCGAAGTTCGCGCTCGGCGGCGATCTGCTGCTCGATGAGTTCGACCTGATCGGCCCGAGCGTTGATGAGAGCCTGAAGTCCCTCGATGTCCGCTTGCGTACCCGTGCTCTTCGAGCGCGCGGATGCGGTGTCCTTGTTCAGGGACTCGACCGCCGCCATCGTGCGTTCGATCACCGCTTGCGTGCGCTGCATACTCGCCTCGATGCGCGCATTCGACTCGGCGACGCGAGCCTCGGCATCGGAGACGAACTTCTCGATCACGGCATACAGCGCGCCGGCGGCGACGAGGATCAGGCCGATCGGCCCCAGAGCCGTGTAGAGCGCGGCCCCGATCGCACGGCCGGCCGTCGCGGCCCGTGCCGCCACGCCCGTGAGCGTCGCGTCGAACTTGAGCGCGCCGTTCTTGATCGCCTCGAACGCCGTCGAACTAGCCGCCGGCAAGCCTTGGAAGCCTGCCTTGATCCGGCCGAACGCCGTCGAGGCGAGCGTCGGGAGCGACGAGATCGCCGGACCAATCTTCGAGAGCGCGCCAGTCGCGGCCGTCGCGCCCGATGAGAACGCCGAGGACATCGAATCGCGGAGAGCCGCGAACCGGGGCGGGATCGTGCCCGCGAAGTCGCGGATCTTCCCGAGCGCGGCCGTGATCGCTCCGCCCTCGATCTTCGGAAGTTGGATCGGCTCCAACTCCTGCACGGCATCGGCGAAACTCTTTCGCATCAACGCGAGCGCGTCGGTCGGCGGCGCAGCGACGGCCGGCATCTGGAGCGCAGGAGCCGTCAGACCAGAGAGTTTCCCGGCCTGCCGTTCGAGTGCCGCGATGCCCTCGACCAACTTCGGGATCTGCTTCGTGCCGATCTGCGCGAGGTCGCGCATCTGGAAGATGAACGATGGATCGATGCCGAGTTTCGCGAGCGTGGTCGAGAGAGCGTTCACCGCTCCGTCCATCGCCGCCAGGTCGCGCTTGGACTTGCCGACGAAGCCGTTCAGGGCGGCGAAACCGCTTTGCAGTCCGTCGGCGTTCACCTTGAAGTTGACGAACAGGTCGCCCGTGTTAGCCACTCTTCGAGCCTCCTAGTGCCTTGAGCATAGCGATCCAAGCGTCCGGCCCCTTACTATCGGCGGCAGGAGACTTCGGGAGCCACGGCATGAACTCGGAGACCTTCGCGGCCGCGCTACCCGGCTTGCGGTGCGCGTTCACATAGAGCGCGGCGAGCATCGCGAAACCGTAATCGGTGCGGAATCCGCCGATCGGTTCAAGCGCGTCGTAGGCCATCCACTCGGTGAGTTCGCGCGAGGAGACGCGAGACTCGACCTCGGCGACCGTCATCCCGAGCGCGAGCGCGAGGCGGAAGAGGAACCGCCGGCACGCTCGCTCGGTCAGTTTCCCGTCATGCTCTCCACATCCTTCGCGCCCATGCCCGAGAGCCTCTGGGCGACCTCGAAGAGCGGGTCGATCACGCGAGCCGGGAGGCCCGCGACCTGCTCGACATCGCCGTCGGCGAAGAGCCGCTTGCCGTCTGCGTCGCAGATGCACCGGACGAGGAGGCGCGCGCGGAGGTTCACGAAGTTCATCTCGCGGTTAGTGCCCTTGCCGATGAAGCACGCGGCCTCGAACGAGTCGCGCTCGCCGGCCGTGAGGCCACGGATCGAGATCGGCTCGGCAATGCCGGGAATGGAAACCGCCTCCACGGGAATGGAGGCGGCGAGTGAAAGCACGAAGTCCTTCGATGCGGTCATGGTGTGGTGCTCCGAGATGTGCGAGGCGATCAGGTCGAGGAGGTAAAGCCGCCAGTCACGCGGACGGTGAGATCGGCCTCGACCGCTCCATCGACTGCGGCCGAGACATTGAACGAAGTGACATAGCCCGAGAAGGCCAACTCGAAGCCGCCCGTGCCGGTGTTCGGGCCGAACCGGATCGCGAACTTTCGGAAGTCCGCTCCATTCGCGTAGGAGGACGGATTGAATGCTCCAGTCGATCCAAGAAGACCAACGGTGTATGACGGGGCGAAGAGCGTCACGGATATCGTGCCGCTGTCCTTCGTACCGCCGATGAATGACTTCACAGTTGCCGCCAGAGCCGAGGTATCGATCTCGGCGATCGAGATTCCGTCAAGCGAGAGCGACTTCACCTCGCCGAGATCGGTGTTCACCGTGCCTCCAGAGCCGGCGGTAGTTGCGTATCGAAGGACTGATCCGGGTGCGACGATTGCCATGAGTTAGCTCCAGGTGATTGCGGTAGTGAGCTTGACGCTAGCGGACGCGGTCACGGCCCCGTCCTGCTCGGCCGAGATCGAGAGGTTCGTGCAGATTCCATCGAAGGATGCGGTTAGATCTCCTCCGCCGAATAGCACCGAAAAACTCGAAGCCGTCGCGTCGCCGCTCGCCGGGATCAGCGATGCAGAGAAGTCGGCATAGTTCGCCGGCGCGAAGAAGTCGATCGTGAGCGTGCCTGCTTCGAGCGCGCCCATGATGTACGCCTTGTCCGTGCTCGTCAGGTTCGTGATGTCGATCTCGGTCAGGGAAGAACCGCCGACCGAGATGTTGGTGACTTCACCGACGGCCGTACCGCCGATGCTGACCGTCGTGCTGTATGAAGGAATCGCCATGTTCAGTACCTCGTTAGGAGTGCATCGAGACTACCTCTAGCGTCGCCAAATACAAACCGTGCGTGGCACCATCTGCGGGCGGCTGGTAGTCGGTTTGGATCGTCGAGACCCGGCTCGCCTTGACGGAAATCTTCACGACCCCGCCGGACGAGAAGTCCTGCGACCAGTCGGCGAAGATCGCTTGCGCCTTCTGGGCGATGTCCACGGAGACCTTCTTGTCGAGCGCGAGGCAATGGAGCGACACGCTCGACCGGGTGAGGGTCGGCACGCCCGAGAGCACCAGATACGGCGCGCTCGAGTTCAACTCGTACACGATCGCCGGGAGCGACCCGTTGTCCTCCCGGAGTTCGGGGTAGATCCGCACCGGGTTCGTGCCGATGATCGAGGTCAGGCTCGCCGTAGCGGCGACCTTGGCCTTCATCGCGGTCTCGATGTTCCAGACGGTTTGTGCACTCACGAGAGATCCTTACTGGGCGTGGACTTGATCCGGCCCCACTCGTTGATGAAGTCCGTGAACTCCTGCACCGCCGAAGCCTCGGCTCCCGGCTTGAGCCGCTTGAAGAGGCGGAAGAAGACCCACTTGCCGGGGATCTCCTTCTTGCCC